AACCGGGAGCCTCTATCGCCATTGCTCATCGGCAGGAACTTGTCTCGCAAATATCAGTGGCTCTCGCTCGGTATGGCGTCCGACACCGATTAGTGGGAGCCCGTAAAGGATCTCCGCTCGTGCGAGTTATTACGGCTCTTCAGGTTGCAGAGTTAGGATATAGCTTTTTTGACCCATCCGCCAAGAATGGCGTTGGTGGAGTCGATACTGTTGTTCGAATGCAAAATGAGGATTGGTTTAAACAAGTCCGATTGGGGGTACAAGATGAAGGTCATCATGTTCTCAAAGAGAATAAATGGGGAAGAGCCGCACAATTGTTCCCCAATGCCCGTTGGTTGTTTCCTACAGCCACTCCTTTACGTGCTGACGGTCGCGGCTTGGGGCGTCACGCTGATGGTCTTACGGATGCTTTGGTTCTTGCTCCATCTATGCGGGATATCATCAATATGGGGTATCTTACTGATTATCGGATTTTTGCTCCTCCTTCTAATCTCAATCTTTCAGGAATAACGATTTCACAAACAACCGGCGATTACAATCCAAATCAAGTAAGGAATGCAGTCCATGAATCCACTGTTACAGGCGATGTGGTGTTGCATTATCTTCGTCTTGCTCGCGGTAAGCTCGGAGTTACTTTTGCGGTGGATGTCCAAGAAGCAACGCGCACGGCGGCGGCGTTTAGAGAACAAGGTGTCCCGGCTGAAGTTGTTAGCGCCAAAACCCCCGACACCTTACGAGCTTCTATTCTTCGACGATTCCGTAATCGAGAAGTTCTCCAACTCGTCAATGTTGATCTTTTCGGAGAAGGCTTCGATCTCCCGGCAATTGAAGTCGTAAGCTTTGCACGTCCAACGGCATCGTTCGCACTCTACTGTCAGCAATTTGGCCGCGCTTTGCGACTTATGCTTTCTCCAGAAGAGATGCGCGGATTTGACGCACTCACGAACGAGCAACGCCGCACCGTTATTGCTTGCAGTTCGAAGCCGCGCGCATTAATCATCGATCATGTTAATAATGTTGTTCGGCATGGGCTTCCCGATGCATGTCGCGAATGGAGCTTAGATAGACGTGAGAGACGATCCAAGAATAAGAGCGATGTAATTCCGCTTCGTGTCTGTACCGAATGCTTGTCTCCCTATGAGCGCATTTACAAAACATGTCCCTTCTGCGGATTCTATATACCGCCCACGAGCCGCGGCGGTCCGGAATATGTAGACGGTGATCTTACGGAGTTGAGTGCGGACGTATTGGCAGCATTACGTGGAGATATCGAGCGTATCGACGGAGATTTTTATGCTCCACATGGATTGGATATTGCGGCGCAGCGTGGAGCCCGCGCGAATTGGATGAATCGGCAGGAAGCACAAAAAGAGCTTCGCAACAAAATTGCATATTGGGCAGGGCTCGACGCGCATCGCGGATACAAAGAGAGCGAGAGTTATCGCCGCTTCTTCTTCCACTATGGAATTGACGTTGCAAATGCACAAACGCTCGGCGCGCGCGAAGCTGAAGAGTTATCGGATCGTATCCAGCGAGAGCTGGACTTACACGGTATTGACGCTATAGTTAATCCCGGCATATACTTTGATAAATAATGCATAGGGCTTATTACAATGAGTTCGATCCATTCGCCGCAGAATGGCTAAAGATGCTCATTGCTTGCGGACATATTGCAGATGGTGACGTAGACACAAGGAGCATTGATGATGTTAAACCTTCCGAACTTGCCGGATACACTCAATGCCATTTCTTCGCGGGTATCGGAGGATGGAGTTACGCGCTCAGACTCGCAGGATGGCCCGATAGCACTCCAGTTTGGACAGGCTCTTGCCCCTGCCAACCTTTCAGCGCGGCAGGCAAAGGAATTGGATTTGCTGACGAGCGGCATCTTTGGCCCGCCCTCTTTCATCTCATTACGCAGCACAAACCTTCAACAATCTTTGGGGAACAAGTTGCAAGCAAAGATGGGCTCAAATGGCTCTCCCTTGTTCAAAATGACTTGGAAGCTTCGGGATATACCACGGCGGCGATCGATTTATGCGCTGCGAGCGTCGGGGCTCCGCACATCCGGCAAAGACTCTTCTGGCTGGCCGACTCCGCACGGTCCTCATGGTTCGGGTCCATCGGACGGGACAACAAGAGGAATAACTCCGGAAGGGGCGGCTCTCTTAGCAAGTTGGATCACTCCAAGAGCAACGGACGGATCAAATGGGGGACCGAATCAAGCGGGCGGAGCTTTATCGGCTCAAGCGAGTTGGGCAACTCCGACTGTGCCAATGGCTCACGATTCGGATGCGGAGGATGCTGTATCCCAAATCCTTGGAAGAACCCAAGCTTTATCAAGTGTGCCGATGGAAAAGCGCGGCCAATTGAATCCTCTATTTTCCCTTTGGCTCATGGGATACCCAATCGAGTGGGGTTATTGCGGGGTGCTGGTAACGCTATCGTCCCGGAAGTCGCGGCGGAAGTTATAAGAGCATTTATGGAGTTGCAATGACCAAACCACTTATAAAGCGAGCCGTTTGGAGTTGGTACGTTACATTCGCAGACGGTCAAACCGTACACGGAATCCATTCTTTTCGTTTCGCTTGTGCAATTGCAAACCTTTGGGGGAACCGTGACAAGTGAAATTATCAATTGGGCGATCAAGCATCGGGTGAGCGTGCAAGCTCTGACGGACTTACAACGCATCTTCGGAATTCCCGTTGATGCACCAATCTCGCACGCTGCGCCACATACCGAAGCATGGGTACAGAGCTTGGTACGCCTGGAAGCCGGTCGTAAAGGTCTGAAGCTTTGGCGCAACAATGTCGGAGTATTAGAAGACTCGCGCGGCGTTCCTGTACGCTATGGACTTGCGAACGATTCGAAGCAATTAAATGCCACGATCAAGAGTGGCGATCTCATCGGATGGAGACCTATACTTATTACGCCGGCGCATGTTGGATCGACGGTCGCACAATTCGTATCGAGAGAATGCAAGCGACGGGATTGGATATTTACCGGAACAGAACGCGAGACCGCACAAGCGAAATGGGCGGCCGCGGTTGTAAAAGACGGCGGAGACGCCAAGTTTTGCACGGGAGAAGGAAGCTTATGACAAGTATCACAGTCTCAACCTATCAAATTTCTTTGTATCTATCTGGCTCGATTCAACATTCCAACATTCAGCGTTGATGGTTACTCCAGAAGAATCAATTTGGATCACGAAGAGAGAGAGAGCAATAATGGATTCGATGGACGGTCGTGTTGTTGCTTGGTTTTCGTGCGGAGCCGCTTCCGCGGTTTCTGCATACATGGCCGTCCGCGCTTACAAAAACGTCAAAGTTGTTTACTGCGATACACTTGCTGAAGAGCATTCCGACAATCTTAGATTTTTGAAAAAAATCGAATCCTGGATTGAACATCCAATTGAAATTATCGCTTCGAAAAAGTTTAAAAATGTCACGGAAGTTTGGGAAAAAGCACAATACATGAGTGGTATTAACTGGTCTCCTTGTACTCGTGAAATGAAAAAGGTTCCTCGGTTAGATTTCCAACTTCCAAACGATCTTCATATCTTCGGATTGACGGCAGACGAAAAGAATCGCATTCGTCTTTTTGAAGAAGGCAATCAAGATTTAGAACTGGAATGGAATCTTCGAGATCATGACATTACAAAAGCTCTCTGTTATCACATCTTAGAATATTTCAAAATTGATCTTCCGATGATGTATAAGTTAGGATTTAAAAACAATAACTGCATCGGATGCGTAAAATCATCTTCTCCGGCATATTGGAATCGAGTTAGGAAATACTTTCCAGAAGTTTTTGAAGCTCGCGCAACTCAGTCTCGAAAAATTGGATGCAAGTTAGTAAAAATTTTGGATGTTAGATTGTTTCTTGACGAATTGCCAGCAGATTATTGTGATACAAAACCAGAAGAAGATATCGAATGTGGTGTTATTTGCCGCCGTGAGGGAGAAGGAAGCTTATGACAATTTACAAACGCGAACGATTGCTGCCTGGGGAGCGCAAATTGAAGATCTTCAATGCCGCGGTCGAACTGTGCTGTGAGCTTGGCGGCTGGAGTGCTCTTACTCGTGCCAAGATTGCCAAGCGCGCTAAATGTTCTGAAGGGCTCGTTTCTCTATATCTCGGAGACATTATCGGGCTCAAGCGTCGTATCTTGCGCTATGCGATCAAACACGAATATGCGCCCATCGTTGGGCAGGCTCTCGCATCCGGAGTGAATCTCACCATCTCGCCGGAGTTGCGGCTCAAAGCGGTTAATGCAATAGTGGGGTAAGGGTGTATACACTCTATCAAGGTGATAATGTAAGTGCTCTCGTTCCCGATTTGAAGAAGCGAAATTCCAAAAAGCTCTAGAATCAGCACACAGGATGGGGTAACGGTGCATCCCTCATTAAATGCATTTGCCGATTATCGGCAATGGATCTTATATAGACTTGTCCCGCGCGGCGAACATAAGAGCGATAAACTTCCTGTCAGTTATATCGACGGCAAGATTAGAAATGCTCACGATCCGGAGATTTGGACGGACGTTGCGACTGCGGAAGCGGCAGCAGCACGGTGGGGCATAGAATATGGCGTTGGCTTCGTTTTTACGGAGCACGACCCGTTCTTTTTCCTTGACATAGACAATTGCCTGCAAGCAGACAATACCTGGAGTCCACTCGCTTTGCAGCTCTGCGGAGCGCTTGCCGGTTGTGCTATCGAAGTTTCCCGATCCGGCCGCGGGCTTCATATCTTCGGGACCGGCAAGCCGCCCGCACATGGATGCACCAATAAAGCGCTTGGTTTGGAGTTCTATCATGCCGGCCGCTTTGTTGCTTTGAATGGTCTCGGCGCACAAGGAGATGCATCATATGATGCATCTGCACTCTTACCTGGATTGGTTGCGAAGTTCTTTCCGCCCGATGCGGACACTAGCGACATAGGTTGGACAAACGAGCCGGTCGAAGAATGGAACGGTTCCACGGATGATGCGGATCTCATCCGCCGCGCGATGCAATCGCGCTCAACGGCTTCGGTCTTCGCCGGCAAAGCTTCCTTCGCGGATTTGTGGACAGCGAACACAGCCGTTCTAGGGACGAATTATCCCGATCCAAACGGCCGCGCTTATGACGAATCGGCCGCGGATGCCGCTCTCGCACAGCATCTCGCCTTCTGGACAGGAAAGAACTGCGAGCGGATACGTTCTCTTATGCTCTTGAGCGCGCTCAAGCGTGACAAATGGGAGCGCGAGGACTACCTTCCCCGCACGATTCGGGGAGCCGTAGGACGTCAGCATGAAGTATTGCAGGACAAGACACCGGACGCTCCGGAGGAGCCCGCGACCGATGGCTTTATACGTCCTACGGTAAAGACAGGATGGCAAGAGCTCTCCCCAATCGAGCAAATGGAGCATTTCAAAGGATGCATCTATATCCGCGAGTCACACCGCGTGCTCATTCGTGGCGGTACTTTGCTCAAGCCAGAGCAATTCAAAGTTCATTTTGGCGCTCATATGTTTGTGCTAGACGAAGCAAACGCAAAGCAAACACGGGACGCATGGGAAGCTTTTACGCAAAACCATTGTTTCGTGTGTCCCAAGGTTGACGGGATGTGTTTCCGTCCGGATCTTGCGGCCGGCGCTATCGTCGAGCGCAACGGGCTCTCGTTCGTCAATACGTACATGCCGATTGAAGTTGCGCGGATCCAGGGCGATGCGAGCCCGTTCTTGAATCATCTAGCTATCGTGCTTCCCGATGACCGCGACCGCTTAATCTTGTTGAGTTACATGGCCGCTTGTGTGCAACATCAGGGCATCAAATTTCAATGGGCCCCGTTACTTCAAGGAGTTGAAGGAAACGGAAAAACGCTCTTTACGAGATGTGTTGCCGAAGCGGTTGGTAAACGTTATGTCCACTGGCCCAAAGCTTCCAAACTCGCAAAAGAATTTAACGCTTGGATGGTCGGAAAAGTATTCTATGCAGTGGAAGATATTTACGTTCCGGACTCCAGGCGCGAAGTGATCGAAGAATTGAAACCGATGATTACCGGCGGCGATGGATTAGAGATCGAAGCAAAAGGTATTGATCAAGTAAGTACGGATATCTGTGGCAATTTTATGTTCAATTCGAATCATAAAGACGCTATCAAGAAAACTGCTAATGATCGGCGGTTTGCCGTTTTCTTTTCTGCTCAACAGAGCGTTGATGATCTTGCACGGGATGGACTCACGGGCGATTATTTCCCGAATCTCTATGAATGGCTCAAAGCTGACGGTTACGCAATCGTTTCTGAATTCCTCCATACGTTCGCTATTCCCGCAGAGTACAATCCTGCCGGCGAATGCCAACGTGCGCCAATGACGAGCACGAACGCTCAAGCAATTGAAGCGAGCACGGGCGGCGTTGAACAAGAGATTGCCGAATGTATCGCGCAAGGCTTTCAGGGCTTTAATGGCGGCTTCATTTCTTCAATTTGGTTGGATAGGATGCTACAGCAAATGCAGCTCGCCCGAAAGATCTCGTACACGAAGCGCAAGGACATGCTCGAAGTGATGGGATATATTCTCCATCCGGCGTTGCAGGGCGGCCGCGCTCATTCGTCCGTACTGCCTGAAGGCGCCCGCCCAAAGCTCTTCGTTAAGAAGGATTCCCCACTGCTTCAAATTACCGATCCGGAAGCAGTGGGGAAGGCTTATGAGAAGGCAAATATCAATTGCTCGGCGGTTGCTGCGTTTGGCCGCAAATAGATTGTGCCCTGTTACGCGTGCCACAGTTTGGGCATACTCCGCGCCGTTCGGTTGCCGTCAGGTTGCGCTTGCATCCCTTGCATGGAGCGAGCTTGACATATGTGCGGGCGGGAGCCTTGGTGCGTTGCCGGCGCCCGTTCTCCGATGCCCATTGAGAATCGGGAATTGTGGCGAGATCCCAATAGGATTGATACTTGCTCATTTTGTTTCCTCTGCCCAAAGTGGAAAAATGTACTTATACCAAACAAATTTCATACGCTTAGCATGGACACGTTCGCGCATGAGATCAAGTTTATGCTCCATCAAAAGTTGAGCATCCAAATTACTCATCGGCTTTGCAGTGTGCCAGTCAATCATAGAGGAATGGCCTTACCGAGTTTGTGACAATCGCGAGAGTATTGTTTCTGCGCTCACGGCCCATCCAAATACTGAGAGCGACGATGCTTATAGACGAGCCGCAGCCTTCGCACGTCTTGGCGGAATCGATGACCGATTGGCAGTTCTCGCACCAATAACACTTAACGAGTGGTAGATACATTATCCCTCCAACCGCCTGGATTGGGAATCCGATCCGGCTCAATGATTGGCATTCGTGGTACGTCCAAAATGTCTTGGAGTGCGGCGTTATGCCGTTCCGCTTCTTTGATGCTCTCGTGTCGGAGATATCCGACCGCCACGATTAGAAATGCAATCCATATGATCATGACTTCTTCTCGCCACAGGCTGCCCATGCGAGTGCAACGACCCAGCCTATCCCCGTGAATCCAAGAAAAAAGTTAATAACGAAGATGCCCCATCGCGAATTGCAGTCGCGTCCAAAGGCTATCCATGTTGGTAAGAGCCCGATGGTTAGGGCTCCCAGTAATGCAATTGCAATAATTGGCAACGCTACATCGGACATATTTCCCTCCTGATAAGCATGATGCAATCTTACTAGTATCTTGTCAAGCCCAAAAGATTACTAACGTGGTACATCAATGGCGCAATGTGCACACTCTTCTACCGGCCGGTACTCCCCGTAATCCCAGGCGTCCGAATGGAGCGAATAGAACGATTGGCGATGCCGGTCACAAAGGACGATTGTTGTCGGATATTGTCCGACTGCATAGTGGACGACCCGGGCGTCTGCGATTTTGTGTGTCATTTGGACTCCTTTACCTTGTCGCCAGGATCGTCTTCCTGTTGTTCGCTTCCGACTACACAATAGTGCTCATAGAGCGGAACCAATTCATTAACGCGCAGGGATGCAAAAGCTACAGTTAAACTGCCGGCATTAATTCCGACAATAGCATTAGGCGTTCTCTGAATTGTGTAAGCGATTCGCTCGGCCATGTCATATTTGGTCATAACGTTTCTCCTTATGTCTAGTATGATGACATGCTTCTAGTAGCTTGTCAAGGATTATCGCATCAAATTCTCTAGAGTGTCGCCAGGATCTCCGTTGTTGTCTTCCTGTTGTTTCCGGCGCTCGATCTCCAAATTGAGAGTCACACGTTCGATATCAAGGCGGCGTTCTTCTTTGCGAGCCATGTTTGTTCTCTCAAAGTCATCTTGCGCTTTGAAAGCTAAATCTCGATCTTCCGGATGCACTAAGAAGGTATGGACCGAGTAACCTTTAAAATTTATATCCGGGCAAACGTCGATAAGGCGGATACCTGGAATCCGCATGATTGCGAGTCCATGAATGAATGCTCTCATAGCCGTCACATCATTTGGTTGTACACGAAGCTTGATCTTAATAAACTCGCTCTTTGCGACCGTTGAGACGCCCCGTACAGCTCGATTGTCATCGGTGATGGATACGGACTTCTCTTGGCGTTGGGCTCGTTGCTGTGCCAGCTCCAGGCGGCGCGCTTGCTCTTCCTGCCGTTGTTTAAGGCGTTCCTCGGCAAGCTGAAGCTTACGCTCTTCAATATCGAGCTTCCTTTGTTGGTGAGCTGTACGGCTCTCGCGTTGTGCATCCGTAATGATCTTGTCACCATTGATGCATTCGACACATGTTGAGCTTTGGACGTAGCGGCGAGCGACATGTCCATTCTTACAGGCGGCTCCGGTGAAGTAATGATTGAGATTGTGAGTAAGTGCTTCTTGGCGAGTGATGATTTGTTGTTCCATGCCTATACCTATATCGAATTTTTGAACGACTGTCAACATATATGGTTTTTTGTATCCATATATGGTTTTTTGTATCCATATATGACTTTTTGTACACCCGTTTCATATCCCCCTGCGAAAGAATCTCTAATTATAGTTTTTCTAAAAAGTGGTATAGGTATATGATATATCCCTATACCTATTTTATATTTAATAATAATGTATTTCATACATTGCGTTCCCCGTGACACCTGAAACGTGTGTACAAAAAACCATATATACAGATTTGACACTGGAGCCCAATATTGCCAAACTCTTTGTATGTCGCTCAATGCCCGCCAAACGCGCTTCGCCATCGAATATTGTGTGGATTACAACGCCACGCAAGCGGCGATCCGTGCGGGCTATTCTCCCGAAACGTCCGGACAAATCGGTCATGAATTATTAAAGAATCTTGAAATTGAAAATGCGATCAATCGTCACATGGCAGACTGCGCTGCGGCCGCTTCGATTACTCCGCAATGGATACTTTCCAAATGGCGTGAGATCGTCGAAGAAGATCCGAACGATTTGATGGAGACGCGCAATAAGCCATGCTCGCAATGCTGGCCTTCCGGTCTCGAATATGACGAGCCGAATCCAGGTTGCGCGCTCTGTATGGGGCAAGGACAAGTTGTAACGATCTTCAAGAACTCCCGAGGCCGGAAGCTCTTTGCCGGCGTCAAGAAGACGAAGGACGGCCTGGAGATCAAGACGCGCGATCAAGACGCGGCGCTTAAGAATCTTTCGGCTTATTTGGGGATGAGCGTCGAGCGGCGCGAGTTGAGCGGACCGGGCGGTAAGCCCATTTCGCTCGCCAATCTAACGGCAGATGATTTGAGTGATGATGAGCTTGCTGCTATCGCAGCCGGTCACGGGAGCAATATACCTGCCAGCATCCCGGCTGCGAACACGAGCCAATAGCGAAGGGGAATGATGTATGGGCGGGGATTCACAGATACCGCCCTGTATGCTTGATGGCTCCATCAAAATGCTTCTGTTTGCGGCGATCTTCCCGGCTCACTGAAAAGCGCATGAGAAAACCATAAACCGGGAAAGCAATCACGAAGAAGATTACGGCGATGATGAGAAGGGTTTGCATGTTGTCTCCTTTTCAATTTGCAGTTCGGGGATAACGTTCCAAATCTTTCGGACTCGGCTTCTATCGTCTCTCCCCGACTGCAAGACTAGAATAACAGGCTTCTAGTAGCTTGTCAATAGCGCAGCTTACAACTTTTGGGGTATTTGACGGGCGGGAGATCCGGCGTTAAGCCGTTTGGGGCTTTCTCTTGTCTGCGTTACTCTTAGCGCATGATGACACGGGAAGAAGCCGCTCAGAAGCTCTTAGAACGCCGTCGAGCGCGAACTCAGTTGCACGAGTTCATTCTGTATTCAAATAAAAAGTACAAGCCTTCCGACTCATTCTCAATTCCCGTCTGTCTCGCGCTCGATAAATTCCTGGAAGACATGCAAGCCGGCAAACGACCGATTATTGTTTTCCAGGCTCCTCCACAACATGGAAAGTCGGAGATCGTCTCCCGTAAATTGCCGGCGTATATTTTGGGAAGATTTCCGGACTGGCGTATTGGCGCGGCGAGCTATGCAATCGATCTTGCACGCACGATGGCGCGTGACGTGCGCCGCACCTTGGCGAGCGATGAATACTTGCGATTATTTCCGGTCACGAAGGAGAAGAATAAATTTGCGCGGCATACGATGGAAGAATTTGATTCGCCCAACGATACGGGCTCGTATGTCGGAGTGGGCATCGGCGGCGGACTCACGGGCAAGCCTATTGATATCGGCATCATTGACGACCCAACAAAAGATCAGCAAGAAGCTTTATCTTCCGTAACGAAAGAGAATCATTGGAACTGGTATCAAACTGTCTTCACGTCTCGACTCTCCGAGAATAGCGGCCAAATCATCATGGCTACATCATGGGCAGAAGACGATCTTCCCGGCCGGATCTTGAAACAATATGCCGGCTCCGGGCGTTTGACCCATCTTTCGTTCCCTGCGATCAATTTGCCGGATGAAGTTGGTTATAACCCCGTGCTTGCTCAAGGCGCGCTTGTTCCTCAGCTTCACAGCCTGGAGAAGCTTTACGAGACCAAAGCGCTTTACAGTGATTATTGGTGGAGCGCGATTTATCAGCAAAGCGCAAAGCCGCTCGGCGGAAATGTCTTCAAAGAAGAATTCATTCAATATTATTTGCCGAAGGATCTCCCGCCCGTCTTCGATACGACCATTCTCAGTATCGACGCGACGTTTAAAGACACGGATGGAACGGACTTCGTTGCGATGCAGGTATGGGGCAAGAAAGGCGCGCGCTCGTATCTGCGTTATCAATGGCTCAAGCGAATGGGCTTTACTGAGACGTGCCAAGCCGTGATTGATATCCGAAACCGCTTTCCGGAGATTCGTACAATCCTCATTGAAGACAAGGCAAACGGACCCGCAATCATCGATTTTCTCAAAGGACAGATTCCAGGTATCGAAGCCGTCGAGCCGGACGGATCAAAGCTCGCGCGTGCATATGCTGTCACTTGGGTTTGGGAAGCGCGTAATATATTCTTGCCGCATGAGGGAATTGCTAGTACGGTATTCCAACCGGCTGCAACGAGTACGCTCAAGCATTTTATTTCGGAGTTAACACATTTTCCGGCCGCAGCGCACGATGATCAAGTTGATGCCTTATCTCAAGCGTTGCGTAAACTCTATCCGCTTATGGGTAGACTCAACATTTCGGCCGAAGCTATCGCGGCCGCAAGGGGATTCCGTGTTTCGGGTAATGTATAAAGCTCGCATCAGCCGTTACGATGGCCGTTGGCTAGTTTATAGTTGGGATGGAGACGGATCGAACGGAGTTCTTTACAAGACATTTAGAGAAGCGTGCGACAAAGCGAGTGTTGTAACATTGCTGGAAATGCGGCGCGCGGGATTGAGGCAATTGATATGAGAAATTTAAAGTACGGTCTTATTATTCTCATTGGCTTTTTGGCGCGCGGTTGCGACGATGGAGGCACTTTACAGCCGGCACTCGCACAGGAGATCAATGCCACGTCACAGAAGTAGTGAAGAAGAACTTTTTGAAGCGAGCCGCCCCATCCTTCTCCGTCGAGCTGGCGGCCATTATTACAACGACCGCGGCGAAGACGTGAGTACGCTCCTGCCCTCCAGTTTCCCGCATGATTGGTGCGGCGAAGCATTTGATTACAAAAACGGTTGGACTCGGCTCCGCGAGTTCTTTTGCGATGATTATTTGGGACTTGGAGAGATGCAGGAAATAATCCAAACTCGCTTTAGGAAGACGATATAAGTATGATAAAACCGGTATGATCAGCCAAAGCGTTATAGACCGCGCCAACGAGCCGCAAGCAAGACGTTTCCCAATCAAACGACCGGAGTTGTTCCCTGGAGTCGTACCGGCGCGCAAGCGTGCTCCTGTTCTTGCAATGGATGGTCCGTTTGCAGCTTGTTACGATTATGCGGCGGCTCTTTTTGGCGGAAATTATCTCTTCGAAGGTTTTCCAGGATATCAATATTTGGCGCAGCTCGCGGTAAAGCCGGAGTATCGCTCATTTGCGGATACTTACTCGTCAGAGATTACGCGCGAGTGGATTACGATTCGCAGCACATCGACGGACAAAGACAACAACGCGGAAAAGATTACGGAGCTTACCAAAGCCTGCGACGAATTGAATTTGAAAGGTATCGTCCAACAAGCGGCGATTCATGACTCGTTTTATGGTCGCGGACAAGTTGTAATCGATATCGAAGATCATGATCGTGCGGATCCGTTCATTCTCGACAAGAAGGGGCGCACTCTTCGTAAAGGTCAAATGTTCCGGCTCGTTAATGTGGAGCCAATGTGGACAAGTCCCGTCACATATAATGCACTCGATCCGCTTGATCCTTGGTTTTATAAGCCGCGGCGCTGGTGGATGCTTGGACAGGAAGTACACGCAACCCGCTTGCTGACGATCACGACGCGCGAAGTTCCCGACATGCTTAAACCGGCGTTCAATTTCTCCGGTATTAGTATGTCGCAGCTTGCAGAGCCTTATGTAAACAATTGGCTTCGCACGCGCTCGGCAGTATCGGACATGATTAATATGTATTCGATCATTGTCTTGGGTACGCATATGGATCAAGTCTTGCAACAAGGCGATGCAGGCGGAGATCTCTTCGCGCGCGTCGATTTGTTCAATGCATTGCGGAGCAACAAGAGCGCGGCCGTTATCGACAAGGATTCTGAGACATTGGAAAGCCTTTCCGCGCCGCTCGGCGGGCTCCACGAGCTTCAGGCGCAGGCACAAGAGGGAATGTGTACCGTAAGTCGTACGCCAGCAACGGAGCTTCTTGGCGTAGCTCCCAGCGGCTTTGGGAACGTCTCCGAAGGCGAACGTAAGATTCGTGCGCAATGGATTCATGCGCAGCAAAATGCTTTTTGGAGTCCGCTCGTTAAGACCGCTCTCGAATTGATGCAACTTTCGCTTTATGGCTCTATTGATCCGGATATCACGTATGTCTGGAATCCCTTGGAGACCATGACCGCCAAAGAGAAGTCGGAAATTCGGAAGAGCGATGCAGAATCGGCCGGCGTTTATATCGACCGTGCGGTAATTGCTCCCGAAGAAGAACGCGAACGCATCGCACGAGATCCAGAGAGCGGATATGAAGGATTGGATCTCTCGGTTACGATTGAGAGCACTCAAGTTGAAGAGGATAACCCAAATGATGAATAAGCTTCGCAATTGGCTCAAGAAGCCGATTACTCTCGTCCCACTCATTATTGTGTGCTGCCTTGTAAGTATGGCGGCTGGCCGCGTCAACGGGCTCTTTAACAACGTTGATGCACAGGGTGGATACACGCTTAATGGCACGGCTGGCACGAGCGGTTATGCACTTTGCACTTCGACGGGTTCAAAGTTCGATAGTGCCTGTGCAACTGGCGGAACGATTAGTTCTGTTAGTGGTACTTCTCCCATTACTGTTACTCCTACAACAGGTGCTCCGGTCGTATCTTTGAATGAATCGGGAGTTGGGCCGGCCGCGTATGCCTGTCCAACGACAATTACCTTTGACGTTTGGGGACGAGCGACGGCAGCAACCGCGGGAACATGCCTCACATCGACGCCACTTACATCCGGGACGAATGGATATTATGAGATCTTGAGCAATGGGACGATTATTAATCATGTAAACATCTCTTCATTGCCGAATGACAATAGTTATGATGTATATGCTTTACCGTATCCATTTACGAGCTTCGTGGCGAGCATCGCTTGCTCAACTTATCGGCCGGGCGGTAATCCGGGTCCAGTTGGAGCGGAAAAGGACGGACTTTCCAACATTCAACTTTTGAGCAATACGGGCGGAAGCGGTACGCTCATGAATGCTTCGTGCGTGGTGACAGGAAAATGAAGAAACTTATCGTTTCAAGAAGACGAAGGACGGCCTGGAGATCAAGACGCGCGATCAGGAAAATGAAGAAACTTATCGTTCTTTGGTTGGCGGCCGCGGTCGTTGCGTCCGGACAGCAAGTAACGCCCAACATTGGCCTTTTGATTCAAACTCCTCCGCAATATGCAAATAATTGGGGAGCGATCACTAATTACAATTTTCAGAAGATCGATACAGCATTTGCGGGCGTTGGCTCACAGTTCAAAGGGACTTGGGTCAATAGCACGAGTTATGCGGCCGGGAATGTTGTCCAGTATGTCGGACAGCTTTACATGAGCATCCAGTCAAGCAATTTGAATCAAAATCCCGTGAGCCAAACGGCGTATTGGACGCAGATTGGCGGGGCTCTTGCGTATCCATCGGCCGGTCTCGCAGCTTCGACGGGCTCCGCATGGCGTGCGCCAACTTATAACGACGTTGTATCGCTTTGGACAAGTTGCACAAGCGGATATCTCCAGTTTAATGGTACATGCAGTACTCCAAGCGGGACGGGTATTGCTCAGATTAACTCACAGAGCGGACCAAATGTTACTTTTCAATCTGCGGGTGCAACCGTCGGGATCACTACGCCTTCCTCGAATGTAATTAATCTAGAAGCGACGGGCGGCGGCGGGGGAGGGAATCCGCCGACAACTAACAACGTAGTTGTATCCTTCTCTGGTTTGTACGATGACAACCACCAATCAAGTCCTGCTGTGCCTGTTAGTACATGGTCATGTGGTGCTGGTATCTGTACCGTGAACACGACTGGAGCACATAGCCTGACTGCCGGAAAATCCTATGTAGATATGACGCAAGCAACAGGATTCGGGGCAACAAATCAAACCCCGTTCAATGGTTCATTTCTCGTTGCGACAACGCCCACAAGCACATCGTTCACTTTTGCTTATACCGGGAGTGTGGTGAGTGGTACCGGGGGTAACATTTATGACGCGTCTTTTTGGGCTATCTATGAAACCGCGATACAGCCAGCCTTTCTAGGTCATGGAACGTTGTATGGAGTGGAAAGCGATCTCGCGGATGTGGACACTAATTTTTCGACAATTGCCCCACTTTGCACTGCGCCCGGACCTTGCAATTTGATTATCAATGCAGGGCAAAACGATCTAAACAACGGTGACTCCGCTGCGACTATCGAGGGACACTTACAATCTATTTGGGCGAAGGCACATACCGCAGGGTTCAAAGTTTGGCAAGGGACTATTTCAGGTGCAAATTACGGTAGCTCCCCGAATTTAAACATTCTGCAAGATACTGCTGCAATTAATGCATGGCTGTTTTCGCAGACCATCAATTTTGCAGCAGCGGCAACGGGACAATACTTCGACCACCCGATTGATTACGCCAACTCTCTTTCGTCCTCCACCTTGAACGGGTATCTTGGCAGTGGCGCGACCCCCGCGCAAAATGTTTTGTTCGCGCAACTCACAAATACCGCGTTCATTACTTTGAGTGGTCAATTTACCAACCCCCCTATTTACAACTACGGACCGAGTGGGCTGGTCATCAATCAAGGATTGACGGGTGACTGGTATTGGATGAATAACGCCAAGCAATTTTACATGCAGCAGGGTTCGACTGACATTAACGGTGCATCGGGATTACAGATTGAGGCATACAGCGGCAACAATTATCCGATGCTATTTTTGAAAACTAATCAGACGAACATGGGTGCGTATGCTATCGGTCCCGCTTCCAATCAAACGTTCCTTTGGGGATACAATTACGTTGGAGATCGCAATGCGACTAATGCTTTATGGTTGTGCGTCTTTGATCCCAACTTAGGGTGCCATAATGAGCCATCGGGGAGCGGAGTGCATAGTGTAGATTTCTACCTCGATAGCACCGTGGGATTCCCCGGTGTTAGCCCGGGAATCGCTGTATCAGCCATCGGGCTAGATTCCACCGGAAAGATTGTTCCTGCAACGGGTGGAGGAAGTTCAAAGTTGTTGATTAATCCTATCGATGCTGTTCCCGGCTCTCCAAACGCGATGGATGATGAATTTACCGGGGAGACAGTTCTCAATTCAAAATGGACTACTGACTTATCATCCGGCGGTGCTACACAGTTTATCAATTCTCAATCTCTTTATGCATCTCAGACTAATAGTAGTGGCGATGCTAACAATGCGATTTATCAGACTGCTCCGGGCTCAACACCTTGGACGGTAGTGGTAAAGTTCAGGAATCAGAGTCTTAATGAGAATTATCATTACGTGGGACTTTCTCTAGGAGATGGAACAGGGAAATATATAGCCTTTAGATCTGTTCCGGGTTTCGCCAACGCGACGGTAACAACGCTGAACAGTTTGAACTCAGAGAATAGCAACGTGTGTTCGGCTAATCCCATCGCATATGACGGCACGAATCAATCGCCGAGTTATTTTTCTATTCAGGATGATGGTACTAATTTTGTTTTTTCCTATTCGGCAAACGGGCTCGATTGGAAGCAACTTTGCACGCAATCTCGTACCGCATGGCTAACTTCTGCCGCAACAAGAGTGGGACTTTGGTGGGGAGTTACTACTAATCCAGGGAGTTCTACAGGCGTAAATTTTTATTGGTTCCGCAGAACGCAGTAAATTTTAAGGAGATATATAAATGCGTATCCCCCTGTTTTTAACTATCGTGCTCTCAGTAGCTCTTACCGGCTGCGCGCAAACCGTAAAACTTACTGGAACAGGAGTAACGCCTCCGAGTCCAGAGCTAACTTTGAACGCTTTATCTTTGACGTTCGGAAATATCTTTTTAGATCAAACTGCGACACAGACAATTACTATGACTTCTACGGGTACGGCGGCCGTAACCGTGAGTTCGATTGCAATTAGCGGACCGGAATTTACCATCTCAGCTCCGGCACTCCCCTTGACCTTACAACCGCAAGGTACGAGCCAGATTCAAGTATCCTTTGATCCGACCGTAGCTGGCGCGGCGGCGGGTTCCTTGACGGTCGTTAGCAACGCTCTCACGAGCCCGATACAGTCAGTATCTTGTTCGGCAGTTGCTACAAACGGTGCAGTCAATCTCACTTGGGATGCGGCATCGGGCGGTACTGATCCAGTTGCCGGGTACAATGTTTATCGAGCAATCTCAGGGACCGGTATGTTTATTCAGATCAACTCGACGGTTCTTGCAACCTTGACGTTCAATGACTCGACTGTCGTATCGGGAAAGTCTTACGATTACTATGTACTCAGCGTTGATGCGAACGGAAATTTGAGTGTTCCATCCAACACTGTTACTGTAGCCATTCCGTGAAGAAGCAAAAATTCAAAGTCGCGCGCGCCGTCCATGCCAATCAAGGATTGCGCGCGCGATACCAAAAGCAAATGCTCTCGCTCATAGACGAGATGCATAATTCAGTCCTCTATTGGATCTCCGCACAATTCAAGGATGCTCCGCCCGCGATTCTTACGGACGATGCATCTCCATCCGTCGAGATGAGGAAGAAGCTTCAACGTATCGCACGGAGATGGATCAAGCGCTTCAACGCGAGCGCTCCAAAGATTGCGGAAGCCTATCTTGAAGGCTCGTTTAAAGCGACGGATAGCGCGATGCGTTCGGCTCTCAATGATGCCGGTTGGACAGTGAAGTTCAAGATGAGCCCGCAAGTCCGTGATGCTTTTCAGGCATCTTTGACGGAGAATATCGGGCTCATTCGCTCGATACCGGAGCGCTATTTACAGCAAGTCGAAGGCGCGGTGATGCGCTCGTATACGACCGGCCGCGATCTCTCGACGATGACGAAGAATATTAAGAAGCTCTATCCAGCCGTAAAAGATCGAGCTGTTCTTATTGCGCGCGATCAATCGAACAAAGCTAATGCCGTGGTTACTCAGGCGCGGCAAACTCAACTCGGAATTAAAAAGGCAATTTGGATGCATTCCCATGCCGGGAAGGTTCCGCGGCCGTCACATGTTGCAGCCGATGGACGGAAATATGATGTAAGCA